CGTGCCGTCGCCGCCGTCCTCGGGTCGTTGATAAGGTGGTGGATATTGGGGAGAGACACTTCCAGGCTCGCCAGGGCCTTCGCTTGGACTCTGCGTTTGGTGGAGTCCGCGGCGTTCCACTCCTTCTGAGCCTCAATAAGCATGCGCTTGAAGTCATTGCTGCGCTGAAGGAACATCCAGCGGGGGTCGTCGGTATCCGCAAAGCCGTAATCTTTGAGGATGTCGACTACCGGGCGGATGTCTTGGGCCAGTTCGCGGGCCAAACCGGCGTAGCTAGGGTCCAGAAATCCCACTTGTTGCTCTTGGGGGTAATGTGCCATTATATCCTCTCTTGAGGGGCGCCTGTCGCAGACATTAGCGCCTTCCCGCTTAATTTGGCTGCTTTCCCCAGGGAAGGCAACAATGACGAGGGTTAAAATCTAATGAGCGGCATGCTGCCACAGGCACCACAACCCCCTATGTCCCCGGCGCCGGCAATGAATCAGCCGTTTGTACCGAGTCAGTCCGGCCTTGTGAGGGTCATATCGCCTGAGCAGATGATGGCGATGGACAAGGAACGGGAGGAGAAGGCCCGCGCAGCGCGTGAGGAGCGGTTGCAGCCCGCCTACAACGAGTTGGCAGCCTATGTGCGCAGGCAGTTTGACATTATGCGCAGGCACCGCGACGGCGCTCATGGGTGGACAACGCGCATGCTCGAAGCGTTGCGCATGTTCAACGGCGAGTACGAACCCGATAAACTGGCGAAAATCAGGGCTTTTGGTGGTTCTGAGGTCTATGCGCGCATTGGAGCGGCGAAATGTCGCGGCGCAACCGCACTTTTACGTGATATTTACCTCTCAGTAGGGCAGCGACCGTGGGACATCGAGCCAACACCGCAGCCAGTCATTCCAGATGACATTTCAGCGCAGACAGAGCAGCTTCTAGCCGCCGAATTAGGGTCAGCAGGGCTCGCCGCGCAGCAAGGGTTGATGGACCCTGAGACTGGCGCCCCACTCACGCCGCCTTCAGAGGAGGAGGTTGCCGCCCGGCGCACGGCGCTTGAGACCGCGCTGCTCCAAGCCGCCCGCAAGAAGTCGTATGAGGAGGCTAAAGAGGCGAAATCACACCTCGACGACCGACTGGTAGAGGGTGGGTTCTATAAGGCGCTCTCCGAGTTCCTTATGGACCTCTCGATGTTCCCCTTCGCGTGCATTATTGGTCCGATTGTCCATATGACGCCCTCGATCAAGTGGGAGCGTGGACCGGACGGCAAGGCGAAACTCGTCAAAACCAGCACTGCGCGCATGTTCTGGAAACGCGTTTCTCCGTTCGACTTGTGGTTCACGCCGGGAGCGGCGTCTGTGGAGGGCGCTGACTTCACTTACCGGGAGCGCAAGGCACGCGCCGAGTTGAACGCACTCATTGGTGTGCCTGGGTTCAATGAAAACAACCTCCGCGCCATCCTTACTGAGTACCCCAACGGCTACACGGAGTCGCCAGATTCCGCGGATTCGACTCGGGCAGAGCAGGAGAGTCGCGAAGACCCGAACTTCAATGAAAGCGGGATGTACGACTGCTTGACGTTCTTCGGGTCGGTCCAGGGGCGGTTGTTGCGGCAGTTTGGCATGTCTGAAAAGGATATTCCTGACGAGGTTAAAGATTACTCCGTGCAGCTTTATATGGTTGGCAAGTACGTAATTAAGGTCGTCTTGTCGCCGTCTCCGCGCGAGCGCCCGCCCATCTACATCACGTCCTACAACAAGGTGCCGGGCACCCTCATCGGTAACTCTCTCCCCGACGTGTTGGGTGATATTCAGGATGTGTGCAACGCGGCGCTTCGCGCACTCGTGAACAACATGAGTATGGCGTCAGGCCCGCAGGTCGCCATCAACGAGGATTTGATTTCCCAGGGTGAGGATACCACGCAGTTGTGGCCCTGGCGGGTATGGCGGTTCGGTACCCGCCCCGGCATGTCGCAGAACGCGGTACCGATGACGTTCTTTCAGCCAGCATCGAACGCCCAAGCGCTGCTCACCGTTTATGAGAAGTTCACGCAGATCGCCGATGAGACGAGCGCCATTCCGCGCTACATCACGGGTTCTGAGCGTATGGGCGGCGCCGGCCGTACCGCTTCGGGACTTGCGATGCTCATGGGCAACGCGAGTAAGATGCTCCAAACGGTCGCGAGTAACATTGACACCGACGTTTTCGAGCCGCTGCTTCAGTACCTCTACGACATCACCATGCTCACCGATGAGACGGGGAGGCTCCGTGGCGACGAGCGTATTGTCGTCAAGGGTGTGAACGTCGCCATTCAACGCGAAACTGAGCGCCAGCGCCAGCTTGAACTCTTGCAGGCGACGGCCAACCCCATTGACTCTCAGATTCTTGGAATCCGTGGGAGGGGCGCGCTGCTCCGCGCTGTGGCTGACCAGCTTGGGCTTGACGGGCAGATGGTGGTACCAAGTGACGAGGAGTTGCAGCAGCGCGAGAAAGCGGCCCAGGCGGCGGCTATGGCGCAGCAGATGACGGCTGGTGCGGGTGTCCCTTCAGAGGAAGACGCCGCGCAAGCCCAGGGCGGCCAGACAGGCGGCCAAGAGACAGGACCGCGCGAGATTCAGGGGCCTCGCGTGAACCTGCAATCCCAAGCCCCGCAGTGAGGTACACACGATGAAGGGTATGACTGGTAAAGGCGCCATGGGTGCCTCCAATAAAAAGTCCAAGGTGCAGTCGAAGGGCAAGCTGCCCGGTATTGCCAAGGGTGGCGGTTCGGGCATGTCAACGCCGATGGGTGGTGTGATGACGACCGGCGCCACGGTGCCGAAGGTGCGCAACCGGACTCCGAAGGCGATGTGAGTCTGGCATGAACCAAAAACCCCCAAGGAACCCGGTCGCGCTGGAAGCTGCGATTCTAACGTTGCGCCGGGCTCACAACTCCGCGGTTGAAGCGCTTTTGGAAGCTATAATCGCGGAGGAAGATTTTTGTTTATCGCTGCTTTTGAATGAAACCACGACGAACGTTATGTTCCATCACCAAGGCGCAGTTTGCGTTGTGCGCGACCTGCGCACCAGAATTCAAAACGCGGAAACTGCAATGGACAGCTACGAGCGGCGGGCAAGCGAAGGCAGAACAGCAAAACACGGAGATATTAACCCATGAGCGAAACTTTTGTGTCGGCTGTTCCAGCCGCCATCCGGCAGCGCGCCGCTGCCGCCGACGAACTGTTGAAGGCAACCAATACCCAACAGGCTCCCGCCCCCGATCAAGGGGGTAGTGAAGGGGCGGGGTCGGAGCCGCCATCGGCGCAGGCGGATCCGACGGACGCGGGGGGTGCAGGGTCGCAGCCCGAGCCAGTCATGGCAGCACCCCCCTCGGACGCTCCGGCGCCCCAGGCGCCCGACGCCGAAACGGAGTTGCGCGCGCGGCTCGCTAGGATGGAGCAGGAGTTGAAGACTTGGCGCGGACGCTATGAGGCAGAATTGCCCCGAGAGCGTGACGCCAGGATGACTCTTGAGGAGGAGATTCGTAAACTCAGGGATCGCATGGCAGAACCGCCGAAGGTTGAGGACTCCGGCATCACGCCGCCAACCTCTGAGGAGTTGGAGAACTACGGCAAGGACATCTTCGATGTAGCGCGCCGCTACATCATGCCTGAGATCGTGCGCATGAACGCTGAACTTGAGCGGCGCCTCATCGCCAGGATCGAGGCTGTGTCGTCCGATGTCGGTGCCGCCAAGCAGCAGGTGACAAAAACGGCCAAGGACCGTTTTGTGGAGCGCCTGACTTCCAAGGTACCGAATTGGCAGCAGGTGGACATTGCGCCTGAGTTTGGCGCGTGGTTGGATGAGGTGGACCCGCTTTATGGGCTGCCGCGGCGCGCGGCGCTTGACAAAGCCGTGGGAACTCTGGATGATGACCATGTAGCGCGCATCTTTACCGCGTTCCTGAACCAGCAGGGACCGGGGGAGTCGCAGGGCACGAAGGCGCCGATTCCGGCGCCGGCTGCGGGCACGGAGCAGACCGCCACCGCCCCGCAGCCGGCATCAGGACCGAGCCTCGCTGATCTTGCCGCTCCTGGGAAGCCGACGCCATCCTCGCAAGCGTCCGAGCCGACGCAGCCGGGGGCGAAAATCTGGCTGATGTCGGAGATTCGCGACTTCTATAAAGCTGTGGCGCGTGGTGATTGGCGCAACCGGCCCGACGAAAAGGCCCGGAAAGAAGCCGAAATCGCACAAGCGCAGCGAGACCGTCGCGTAAGGGCCGATTCCCCATAACCCACGAGTCCGAGCCGCTGAGCGGCTTTAGGGCTCTAATGCGAGGCAGCTATGTCTTACCCTATTGCAGCGACGCCGTTCAGCGGCTCGAACCCGAACCCGGCTTACACGACCAATTTCATTCCTGAGATTTGGTCGGCCAAGTTGATCGAGAAGTTCTACGATGCGACGGTTCTCGCCGCCATCTCGAACACCGATTACGAAGGCGAGATCAAGAAGCATGGTGACAAGATCATCATGCGCTCGCGTCCGACGATCACGATTCGTAACTATGAAGCGAATCAGGAACTCGTCGTTGACCGCCCGTCTTCGCCGGTTCTTGAAATGCTCATTGACCAGGGCAAGTACTTCAATCTGCATCTTGACGATGTGATGAAGGTTCAGTCCGACATTGACCTGATGAACCAGTGGTCGGCTGACGCTTCTGAACAAATGAAGATCGTCATTGATACCGATTGCTTGACGCACCTTGTCGCCGGCGCGACGGCGCGCAACCGCGGCACTGGCGCCGGCCGTATCAGCCAGAACATCAACCTGGGTGTCAATGGTACCCCGGTGACGATCACCCGCACCAACGTCATTGACTACTTGATCCTGATGGGTCAGGTTCTTGATGAGCAGAACATCCCCGAAAACGGTCGGTGGGTCGTGCTGCCGGCGTGGGCGTCGTCCTTGCTGAAGCGCTCTGACCTGCGTGACGCCTCGCTGACCGGCGACGGCGCTTCTGTCATGCGGAACGGCCGCCTCGGCATGGTCGACCGTTTTACGATCTACAGCAGCAACCTTCTCCCGACTTCGGCGACGGATGGCGTTAGCGGTAACGACGCGGATGGGGCGACCTACATCTACGCCGGCCACAAGAACGCGTTTACCTTTGCGTCTCAGTTGACCGAGATGGAGGTGATTCGTTCTGAGCGCGCTTTCGGTAATCTGATGCGCGGCCTTCAGGTTTATGGTCGTAGGGTCATTGACTCCACCGCGTACTGCCAGTTGTACGCGAAGCCTGACGCGAGCGCTGGTTCGCCGACCTAATGGCGTAATGGTGGCCCGCCAATCGGCGGGCCACTGCTATAGGGGGTACTTATGGCGAGAACTGTTGGGAACGTGGTCCAAGCGGCTAGAGAGATTATTCAAGACGAGCGGGCGCCGTACCGTGTGTCTGACGATAATCTTGCGCGGTACGTCTCTGAGGCGCTCTCTGAGGCGCGGCGGCTACGCCCTGATTTGTTCCTGACAACGCTGCGCGACGCCGTACCGCTTTATACCGCGGCAAATATGGCGGCCGTGATCCCGTTACCTGATATGATATACCCGCAGGTGGTGAACTACGTCGCTGGTCGCACCGATCTACGCGAAGACACGTTCTCACAAGATGGGCGGGCCATCCTGCTCATGCAGGCGTT